AGCAGTTAACTGGGGATTGGCGTTGTCTGAATGTGGTTCTATATAACCACCAGGTTCTACCAACATAAATCTTACACGCTGATATTTGACATATGGAAATACGTTTTTAAAATAATTGTAGGTAATGGGACATTGGTCAACAATTTCAGTCCACTGATAAATTGATTGATCCCTAGCATCTAGTCCATATGCATTGGCCGCGTCAGTTTGTTTAGCACTGATACCATGAACACACAAACTGCGCCATCCATGGCTATCACCTTCCCTGTGGGCAACAAACTGAGGTTCTAATGCACGTGCTTCTGCTAGCATATCTGCATAGGGAGCATCTATTAACAACTCCAAATAAGGTGATTGATTATTTCGGCAAATAAAATTAATTCTATCACCTGTAGATTCCGACGGAAACTCAGGGAATTGATAGGTGTTATCTTTGTTGTTACTGTTGAATTTTTGTGCTAGTGCTTGATTGGTCATTTTTTACCTTGTACCCACAGATCACGTTCTGTAATTATTCGAAAACTCAAATTTTGTGCACGACAGTATACACGAGCAGCTTCCCACTTAGCCATATTTAGTATAGCGGCTGCTTGTGCTCTTGAGCTCTTTCCTGCTTCTTGCAGACTGGTTTCTTTAGTGGGTTTAATTTCCCAAACTTCACCATGCGTTTTGCCTGCAGCATCCACAAACATAACAAAGAAATCTGGGACATATATCGTATTACGATTAGTAAATGGATTGCGATAGTTTATATGTATAGCTTCACTGGCCCATTGCAATATACTGGGATTGTTGTCACACATGCTCATTACTGCAAATTCCCACGAACTTCTGTAGGTAGGACTTTTGTTGCCAACGTATTTTGCAGGATTCAGTAATTGATACTTACCCTGTGCATATTTGCTCATAATTGATTAAAGTATAATACTTCTAGTTACTAAATTATTTGTTTTAGCACCTGTATTTACACCTAATATGCTGGTTGGCACTCGAGAAATATTTAAAAACGCAACTAAGAAATTGTTTAATTGCCCTTTTGGCAAGGCTTGAAATTGTGCTAATATTGTTAACGGATCTGTATTTTGTGCCAACGCAGTATACATTACTGCGGCTGCCAAATTGTCAGCGGCTGCTTTGGTCGGGCAGTATTCTTCAAAGAAAGCAACTAAAGCATCATTGGTATTGCCGGATGTTGCAAAACTTGTGGCATACAAATTGTTATAATACTTCTGAGCTGATTGAGCTGCAGAAGTACCAGTTATATTTGGCCCGGTTAGATTGGTTGCAGTTGAGGATTGAGTTGTCATATATTTTAGGGTCCATTAAACGCTATAGCAGTAGACCCATCAGGATTTGAAGGAGTAGTTGCATATGCATTTTGTATGTTATTAACAGTGATAGCATTGTTGATAGCATTTTGTTCAGCAAAGGATCCGGCTGATCCAAATGCTTGGTTGACTTGGAATCCTTCGCCGTTTAATGCATTATTAAATGATTGATTGAGATCGCTTGCGGCTTGCGACACGCTTGACGAAATTTGACTAACTTCATTATTGATTGCTCCAGTCAGCGGATTAATAACTGTTTGATTAATGTAGTTAACTCCTTGGTTGACTTCTCCGGCAACAAAATTAGAAGCAGCATTTACTGCTGTGCCTACTACAATGTTGGTTACACTATTTTCAATGGTCTTTAACAGTTGATTTGGATTGGATACTGCTGCGGCCAACAATGTGCCGGTTTGCCCAAACTTGCTGGCAATCAATGATGCGGTTTGTGCAGAACTTAATCCGGTAGGAATACCAGAAGCAGCCAGTGCTCCAGCTAATGTTTGATTTTGTGCGGCAACCAAGGTACCACTGGTAAAATTAAAGTTAGAGTTTTGTGATATGCTAGGAATACTATACCCACCATTATTGGGTTGGGCAGCTGCCATACTGTTTTGTAAATTAGCCAGTGCCGCAGATACACTAACCGAAGCACCAGTAGATCCGCTAGCGCCTGTTACTGCAGATGGTACTGGTGGCGGTACAGGCGCATTGGCAAAATCTGTAACTATTTGAGATTGGAATCCTTCAGGTATACTGCCAGTGTTGCTCCAAGGACTAGAATTAACAGCATCATAGGGACCGCCTTGGCTATCGTAGTGTAGGTCAATAAATCCACCTGCGGTATTTTGTGTTACCGATCCACTGTAGTATTTGACTGTTTCAAATTGTACTGCCATTTCGTGCTGGAGCAAATTGGTATTTTCTCCATTAGCTAGGTCGCCATGTCGAAAGCTGGTAATAATTGGATTTATTAATTCATACTCATCAAATTGCTGTTGGTATAAACTGTAAATTCTTATGGCCTGGATGTATTGATATGGTTGTAATTGTTGTGCAACCTGCTGTTGTATTGGATTAGAGTTACTGGGTTGTTTTGGGCTATATCCCCAACCAGTAGCAGGGCGACTTTGGTATTTTGAAGTTGCTCTATAGGTACTGTCTACGTAATCACTGTCTCTATAATAGAAACTGTAGTAATCGTACCAAAAATTCAATATATCATCAGACTGATCATCATGGAACACAATTGTAACCGGATCATATTTGATTGCATTTTGCACATAGTTTTTGCGATTATAGGCATTGTGCTCTCTGACCTGTATAGTATACTTTGGTAAAGTAACACTTTTTACCAACATGCCCATTTCTTGTGCAGTTAGTCCGGTGATGTTACTGATATTGGGGTCAAAATCAAATTCAACATAGAATAAAAATCCATACTTGGGACTAAGTCTATACTGACTATCAGTGAATATCCTGGCCGCATGTTGGTAGTCGCGTAAGACTACTTGACCTTGCGTGCCATCATCTAAAGTTCGTGTTGCCATAATAATATTTAGTCCATAAAAAAACCCGGGTTTTAAACCGGGTTTGATGATGTTTATTATAAACTATTATGGTAAAGCAGTTACACCAGGAGTTTGTGTAACAACTGTTGTACCAACACCACCACCAATAGTTTGTACTGCATTGTCAAATTTAATTGTTAATGCAATTTGAACTTGGTCGTTGCTGTTGTAAGCCATGTCTCCGTAGTCAACTTGACTCAAGAAACATCCATCCAATTCCCATGATTCAAGAATGTTTGGAGTTGTTGTTCCGTTGCCGCCGTCTAACATGTCAAATGTCAACTGAAATTTGTAATTTACACCAGCACTGGCACTGGCCTGTTCCAAAAAGTCAAATTGTTTCTGTACTTGACTACCAACCAATTGGCTTACTGCTCCTGTGGCATCATCGCGCAAATTGATTGTGGTTTCTTGCCACTCAGGTTTGCCTTGTAGGTAAATCTTTGAGTTGTATACATCAAGAGTGATCGGGTTAAAGTTAACGCTGGGACGCTTGATATCAACCACTTGTTTTGTTAGTTCTGTTGTTTGTCCGCCTACACCAAAACCAATAAAATTAGCACGGAATCTGTATTTTAGTTTGGGCATCAACAGGCCTTGCGGGCCTGATTGACTACCACTTAGTGGTACTGTGAAATTGTTTAAACTTGCTACTGCCATATTCTTCTCCTGTTATCCTTATTTATCTATATTAGGTTGACGATTTACCTAGGCTAGCAACCGTTCCGGGATTGTAGATAGCAATAGGAATGTAAATAAACTCAACATCTTTCATTGGTTCGATAGCAACGTCAACATAAAGTTGGTTGTTAGCAATCACTGATGATGTGTTGTTGCTGGTATCACAAATTACCAAGTAGTCATACAAACCACGTAAACTCATTACGTTGTTGAGTGCACTTTCAATTTGTGTAGCAATTGACTTGCGTGTAATTGCATCATTGGGTTCAAACAAGTATGAATTACTTACACTTGCAAATATCTTGCGCAAGTAGTTTTCTAGACGAACTACATTGACACGATTACGTGCAGTTGTATCACCGCTACGTGTTTCTTGTCCCCAAACCACTAGTCCTGTACCAGGCAATTGTGTAATTGGGTTAATATTCAATGTGTACAATGCATCACGCAGGCCTTGGTTAATACCATTATGTATAAATGATCCAGATGAAGCATCAACATAACCAATGTCGCTTAGATTGCTTACTAGTCCACGATTGACACCAGCTGGTGCAAACCATTGATAAGCCACTTGATCATTGTACAGGTATGTACGCAATGCAGCATGACTTGCTGGAACTGCTACAGTATTACCTGCCAGGTCAGTTGTTAAGCCAGCTGGATAGTAAACTGCCAAGTATGGGCTAGCAGTAGATATTCCTTTAC